ATCAGAGTTATGTTGCTATGTTGGCATCACTACCAGAAGTAAAACGTAAACAGTTTCTGTATGGTGATTGGGATGTAGTAGATGAAGGTGCATTCCCTGAGTTTGATAAGAGTATACATACGTGTGATAGTTTTGAAATACCGAATGGGTGGACTAAGATAAGATCAGCAGACTTTGGATATGCAGCACATTCAGGTATATTATGGGGTGCAGTAGATTACGATGGATGTTTGTGGATATATAGAGAGTTGTATGTAAATCGTTTGACAGCAGATAGATTAGGTCAGATGATTATGGAAGTAGAAGAAGATGATGGTAGAATACAGGATGCATTACTAGATAGTTCATGTTGGGCTAAGAGAGGTGATGTAGGTCCATCAATAGCAGAGACTATGAATAGAGAAGGATGTAGATTTAGACCATCAGACAGATCACCAGGATCTAGGGTAGCAGGTAAGATAGAGTTACATAAGAGATTGATGATTGATGAAGATACTGGTGAGCCTAAGATAAAGATATTAAAGAGTTGTAAGAACCTGATCAGTCAGATAGCAGCATTACCAGTGGATGCTAGAAACCCTGAAGATGTAGATACTAAGTCTGAAGATCACTTATATGATGCACTAAGGTATATGATAATGTCTAGACCTACGAATATAAGAGTAGCGTATGAGAATACACCTAAACACCGTTACCAAGCATCAGATGCTACGTTTGGGTATTAGATGATTTGGGCATATGCTGGTATGATACTTGGGTTAGTGCTTATCATCGGTGTGTTTATATATAGTCATTGGTATTGATATGAAAAAAACTAGAGATTACAAAAAAGAATATGCTAAGACACATGGTACTACTAAAGGTAAACTAGATAGAGCAGGTCGAAACAAAGCTAGAAAAATTGTAAAACCTAAAAAAGGTATGGAAGTACATCATAAGAATGGTAATCCTAGAGACAATAGAAGATCAAATTTAAAAGTAATAACTAAGAAACGAAACAGAACCTTACAACCCAAAAGAACTAAAAGGAGTTAAAATGGTAGATGAAAATGAAATCTCTGCTCTTGACGATGCCAAGACAGATAAGAAGTATGATAACCTAGTTAGCTATGTTAACTCCAGATTTGAAAGAGCAAAGACTAGTAGGTATTCAGATGAAGAAAGATGGACTCAGGCATATAGAAACTATCGTGGATTGTATGGTCCTGATGTTCAGTTTACAGAAACAGAAAAGTCCAGAGTATTTATTAAAGTAACTAAGACTAAAGTATTAGCTGCATATGGTCAGATTATAGATGTTCTATTTAGTCAGAATAGATTTCCTATTGGTGTAGAGCCTACTACAATACCTGAAGGTGTGGCAGAGTCAGTACACATAGATCCCAAAGAACAAGAACAAGAAAAGGCTATGGAAGAGTTTAGGAGTATGTATGGTTCTCCTGGTGATGGTAATGATCTACAACCAGGTGATACCACAGATATTCTAAAAGAAAGATTAGGTTCACTACAGGAAGACCTAGAAGATCTAGAAGGTCTTAAAGAAGGACCAGGACAGACACAATCTGCTATTACTTTCCATCCAGCTATGGCTGCTGCTAAGAAGATGGAAAAGAAAATTAAAGATCAGCTAGAAGAATCCTCTGCAACTAAGCATTTAAGGCATTCTGTATTTGAGTGTGTGTTGTTTGGTACTGCAATAATGAAGGGTCCATTTGCTATAGATAAAGAGTATCCTAACTGGGATGAAGATGGTAAGTATGATCCATCTATTGTA